CGAAGCCTTTGAGTTGATCTGCCGGGGTGTGTTGAAGATCGGCCGTCGCCATGTAGCGCAGGCAATCGATCGGGTCTTTGCACGCGGCTTTCTCGCCGTCGTGCCCTGTGTAGTTCTGCATCGCCCATATCACGTTCGCGCACCGGCGCGACACGTAGAGCTTGGGCTCGTTCACCAGCGCCGTGATGGGCGCCGTGCGGTCGAAGTCCAGGAGGCTGTTGATCGCCCCCAGACCTTCCTCCTCCCGCAAACCTGGAGCCGGGAGGAAATACAGCGCGGGCCCGTCCACAACGCCCTTCGCGTCGGTCTGTTCATCGGCGAACCGGTCGATGAGCGAGGTGCCTCCGCTGTCTTCCGCCACCGATTGCGCGGAGCCGGACCGGGGATCGATGTATCGGGTGTCGATCCATTCGCCTTTCTCGTCCCACGCCGTGCCGGTCCAGCGGTTGCCTTCCTCCTCCAGGATCATCCGCTTGTATTCCTTCACCCCGTGCCCGAGCGCGGGCTGAGCCGGGCCGGGCGCGCCGTCCCATTTCCGGGAATCCTCGCTGGGCAACGCCCATTCGCCGTGCCTGGGCACGTCGGGCCATTCGCGGTAAACGAAATGCCGCCCGGCGTTGTCCACCGCCACCCAGATGAGGAAGAAGTTCCGGGCCCCCGCGGGGTCGAGGATCAAGTAGCGGCTCACGTCCTTGTCCGGCACGAGCCGTTCGTCGATGATGTTGTGCGCGCCGAACTTCGGGAACGTCGTGCGGATCGTGTTCCGCGCATACCCGTAGAACCGGCGTTCCCGCACCACCTTCTCCTTGTGCCCGTAGTCCTCGACCAGGCGCGTGTAGTTGCAGAACGGATTCAGCTTCGAGTGGAAGTAGATGATCCAGTTGTTGGACCCCGCGCCTTTTTGAATATACGGCATGTGCCCCGGCGGACAGTCCTCGACGTGGATCTCCTCCGGCGACAACACGGCGGCATCGACCGGCAGACTCTGCACGGTGACGGCCCCGGCGGTGACGTCCTTGATGGCGGGCGTCATCCCGTCAATCGCGGTGTAAGGCCAGAGGAATTTCCCGTTCCGGTCCGCCAATCCCCGCTTGAGCCCTTCCAACCAGCGGAGCGGCATGTTCTCGTCCCCGATGATGAGATCGAACGCGAGCCCCTCGTAAATGCGCGGGTCCTGGTAGTAACACCCGAACATGCACACCCCGCCGTTGGGCGTGGTGAACTTGTTGTTCGAGAAGCCGTTCTTGTCGTCGTATTTGATGTTGGCCGTCTGACTCCGCTTGAGCCCGCGCCATTCGTTGGGGAGGTATTTGTAAACGCCCTTGTGATGGAGCTCGATGCTGGTGGGCTCGGCCTCGTGCAGGATGAGCACCCGTTTGTCGAATCCGTTCACCAACGTCTGCACGGCTTTGCGCACGCAATACTCGGTCTTGCCTGCGCGGTTCCCGCCGAAGATGCACAACAAACCGGCCCCCTCGGACAGGAGCCGGTCGGCATCCCGCCACGAGGGTTCGATGACAAAGCCGTGATGGAACGGGTCCTCGACGGCTTTGCGGATCCGCTCCAACCGGGTGGCCTCGTATTCGGCCAGCATCACGGCGGCCCGGTCGATGCCGACGCGTTTGATCAACGCGTCGATCTCGGCCTCGGCCGGGATGGGCACCATGGGGTGCGGTTTAAAGGGCGGGATCATAGGGGTTCAAACACGCTGCGGGTGCCGCGTCCGACGGTGGGTTGATGGAGTTTTTTCTGGGTGTGGCCTTTGTTCTGCCGAGCGGTGCCTTTGATCCGGCAGGGGTTGGAGCAGTAGATGGCGTGCCGTTTCTTGAGCCGGGTGAATGTGGCGCCGCATTCGCCGCACACGGCGGGCTCATATTTTTCGGTGCGCGGTCTCATCAAAACGGGATGTCGTCCTCGTGGTCGTCCTGGGGCGGCGCTGGCCGGGTGGGCCGGGTCGATCCAGGCGCGGGCGCCGGGGCGGTTTGTCCGCCGGTGTTGGCCGGTCGGCCCCCGAGCATCTGGAGCATCTCGCCGATGACCCGCATTTTCGTGCGTTTCTGGCCGGTGTCCTTGTCGTCCCATTGATCGAGCTTGAGCCGGCCTTCGACGAAAACGCTGCGGCCTTTGGCGAGGTATTCATTGGCCACCTCGGCGGTGCGTCCGAAGAACTCGACGTCCACAAACGTGGTTTCCTCCTGTTTCTCGCCCGCGTCGTTTTTCCACGAGCGATTGATCGCCAGCCCGAGCTGGGTGACGGCGGTGCCCCGTGGCGTGCGGCGAAGTTCAGGGTCCCGTGTGAGGTTCCCCATAAGCATGACTTTGTTGAGATTTGGCATGGTGTTGGTATTGTTTGGAAAGGGTCTCTGCGTCCAAGCCGGTCGGCTCGGAAGGCGCGCTTCACAGCCTTTGGGAGGCACGCGCCCGGCGTTTTGCCCGCAGAGGTAAAGGGGTTAGAATGCGCGGCGTTCGGGGATTGCAAACGCGGTGCGGTCCAGCGCCCAGATTCCCCGGGCAACGCGGAGCGCGTGCGCTTTGTCTTGGGCGGCCACGACGCACAGGTGATTGGCGCTTTTGCGGGTGCGGTAAACGAGCCAGCGCGGCGGCATCGGGAGCGGGAAAAGGGTCTCGCTCATTGCGCGCCCCCTTCCTCTTTGTCGTAACAAAGGCGGCAACAACGTGTGCGCTCATCCCAACCCTCGTTGAAACCTCGCGAAAAACCTCGCGAAAATCCTCGTTGGTAGGCAACACGCCCACAGACAAATCCAACGGACAAGAGGCTCGCCAAAGTCAAAACTGCGGTCGCATCTTCACTCACTTCGCGCCTCCTTCCTTTCGCAGCATCCGCTCGATCTCAGCGAGCAGGAGCGCGGCGGCCCGGATCAACGCGTCTTTCTGCGTGGGGGCGGGTGTGAATTTCGACGCATACGGCCAGAGCTTTTTGGCAATGGCGACGTTGTGCCCGTGCCGGGTCATGGCGTAGCAGAGGGCGGCGTCCACGAGCGCGCCCGGCGGGCGTTTGTCGTCGTGTGCGGCGTTGTAACCTTTGGCGAGCTGGCGCTCGCGTTCGCTCCAGATGAGTTCAATGGCTTCGCTTGTCATGGGGTGTGGGTGGTGGTGTGTGATTGGATTTGTGTGGAGACGGCGGCGATCAGAGCGTCGTAGTCCGCCCAAGTGTTTGTGTTCGTCCAGTCGCGCAACCCGGCGGCTCGGGCCACGCGAGACACAAGGCGCAGGCCTTCACCGGAAACTCCTCCGCGCCTCTGGTAGCCTGCTTGGCGGAGGATGCCCTGGAGCCTCTTGGATCGTTCCGCGAATCCCTCGAGCAACGCCCCTCGGTCTCCGAGCATCAGGCTCAGTTGAGCGCGTTCGGTCATGGGGTGTGTTGGATTTGCAGGATGATGGTAAATTCCATGGTGACGGGTTCGCCGGTCTCGCGGCTCTCTTGGAGCTGCTCGGTGATCGTCTTGAGGATGTCGGTCTCCTGGGCGGCGAAGGTTTCAAGGACTTGTTTTTGGATGTCGTGCGCCATCCGCCGGATCAGAGGGTGGCGGCTCATTCTGTTTTCCGTTGGACGTTCAGGAAATGGAGCACCTCGCGTTCGAGCCTGGTTGCGGTTTCGAGGATCGGCATGGCAAACGACTTGAGCATGAGCGCCGCCTCGAATTGCTCCTCGCTCGTGTTTTTGTTTTCCGCTCTGAGCAACGCTTTCGTGCGCCATTCGAGAGCGGACTGGGTGACAATGGGGTGCTCGGGATGTTCGGGTGTCATAGGGTGGTTTCTATCGTTGGCGTTCGTCTGGGTTGTTGCTGAAGAGCTTTTTGGTTCGGCTTTCGAACCTCGTGATCGATCCGAAGAAGTTGAGGCGCACGGTGCCCGTCGCGCCGTCGCGCTGTTTGTCGATGATCATCTCGGCGTAGTTCTCCAGGTCATCCATCGTGGAGACGCCGGCAGCTTGATCGGCTTGGTATTTCTCCAGCAGCTTCTGCCGCTGTTCCTCGCTTTTGGCGTAGTAGATCGGCCGATACAGCAGCCCCACCACATGCGCCTCCTCCTCGATCGCGCCGCACTCTTTGAGGTCTGCCATCGTGGGTCGGCTGTCTTTGCGGTCCTCGGCACCCCGGTTGAGCTGAGCGAGCACGATGATCGGCACGTTGAGCTGCTTGGCCGTTTCCCGGATCCCCTGCATGATCTCGGCCAGCTCCAAGTTGCGGCTGTCCCGCGCCCGCTTGGAGCTGCCTTTCATGATCTGCACGTAGTCGATGACGATCAGCTTGGCTTTGTGCAGGACCACGGCACGCCGGGCTCGCGCTCGGAACTGGGCGATGGTGAGGCCAGCCGTGTCATCCAGGATGATCCGCCCCTGCAAGATTTGCCAAGCTGCCGCGCTCATTTTTGGGAAGTCCTGTTCCGCAAGAAATCCCGTGCGGAGTTTTCCCATGTCGATCCGCGCACGGCCACAGATGAGCCGGTCGATGATCTGCTCGCGGGTCATCTCCACGGCGAACACTGCCACGGCGGCGCGGCGGTCGTTTTCGAGGGTGGAGGCAGCGGCCTCCACTCCGAGCGCGATGTTCTCCGCGATGTTGATCCCCGCTGCGCTTTTGCCCATCGCAGGGCGTCCCGCAAACACGTAGACGTATTTTGGTTTCAGCCCGTCGAGCATCCGATCCAGATCGTGCAGCCCGGTGGGAAGCCCGCTCGTGGTGCCTTTCTGATGATAGCGCGCATTGAGCCGTTCTACGGCATCCATCACCTCCTGCTTGGAGATGGGCTTGAGGGAATCTGCGTCGGCAGTGAGTCCGCCGATATCGATCGCCTCGCCCTGGAACTCCTCCAGGAGGCGCTCCGTGTTGTCCTGCTCCTCGTAACACCGGGAAGCGAACTGCGTGCTGACGGTGATGATCCGGCGCAGGATGTTTTTCTCGCGCAGGATGCGGACGTATTCGGCGAAGTTTGCCGCCGTGGGCATGAACACTTGGAGATCGGTCACCCCGGCCGGCCCGCCCGCGATGTCCAGCTCGTCGGCGTCCCGGAGATGCTGGGTGAGGGTGATGAGGTCCACGGGTTTTTGCGCCGTGTGCAGGGCGATGATGGCCGCAAACACCACCGCGTGGCCGGGCGTGTGGAAATGCTCCACGGTAAGGGCGGCGGCGACGTCCTCGATCACGTCCGGACCGCCGATGAGCATGCAGCCGAGCAACGCTTTTTCGGCGTCCGGGCTGGCTGGAAAGAGGCGCTGTGTCATGCGGTGATGAGGAAGAACGTCGGCCGGGGTTCGCGCAGGGATTCGGCGAGGCGGGCCAACACGTCGTCCCCGGCGGCGAGGGTGTGTTGGCCGTTGGCCAGCACGCGGAACACGCGGTTATCGCGGGCGGGTGCAAGCGAGTGGATCCGGTCGAGGAGTTCGGCCATGGCCTCGGCGACATCGGGTTTGTCGTTGAGGGAGGCGTGGTTGAGCCGGTCGGCGATGAGTTGGGTGATGGAGTTGTGCATAGGGTGGCTTTTGAGGGCTGCGGGGCCTAGGGCTTCGTCTTAGGCGGCGGCAGGGTTGACACCGCAGAGAGCGGGTTCCGGCGCGCTGGTGAGTTTTTTTGCGAGGTATTTGTCCGAGGGGAACTGCGGGAACTCGCGCCGGATGTCCCGGTCGAGGTCAAACCAGGAGCGGAAGTCGTGAACCAATGCCCGGGGGTATTTCGCCAGGACGACTTCCCGCCAGCCTTCGGGCTCGGGGGCCTCCGCGAATTTTTTTTCGGGGCTGAAAAGCGGGTCCTCAGCGAAGTGGGCCCGAGCCCGGTCGCATTGGCTGGGGAAATCGTGAAGCAGGCCGGAGAGGCTGCGCTTGGGGTAGAAGACGTCGGGTTCCGCCATGGCCACGCGGTAGTAGGCCTCGACCAGGGCGAGATCCGATTCGGTGGCGTGCAGGCTCAGGGCGAGGGTTTCCTCGACGTGCGAGGCCCGCGCATTTTTTTGCCGGCCAAAAATCGGGCCGAGTCGCTGGAGGACTTCCGGGGCGGGCACGATGTCCTCCGGCGCCCGGGGTTTTTTATTTTCGGGAGAAGAGGGTTCGGAAGGTTGTGGAATCTCCCTCTGGACTCCCTCTTCTCCATGCCTCTCCTCTCCTCTCTGTGTACTCTCCTCTCCTCTCTTCCCCCTTGCAAGGGGCTTAGAAGCCCCTTGCAAGGGGCTTTGGCCGGAATGGGTATTTTCTGAGGATGCAGAAGAGAAGAGAGGGGCAAGCGAGGGGTATTTGAGGAGGAACTCGCGGAGCAATTCAGGGCTGTCCGCGCTGGACACCGCCCTCACAAGTGCCTTGGCGACATTGCTTTTCGCAAGAGATGGGCCGTCCTGGGCGACTTGCTTACGCACGTAGCTGCGGATCCAATACCGTGTGGGCATCAGACCGGAATCGCTCTCGCTACAAGCCCCTTCCAAGGGGCTTTGAAGCTCCTCCGAAGCTCCTTGCAAGGGGCTCGGAAGCCCCTCGGAAGCCCCTTGCAAGGTGCTTGGCAGGATATACAGGTCGCTTCCAAACGCTTTGCACGCCCGACCGAACTGGCTCCAGTCCACCCCGGTCTCATACTCAAACCGGGGTTTTGTCACCGAACAGACTCCCGCGACATTGAGCCCCCGGTTGGTGAGCATCCACAGCATCGCAAACTTCGTCTCCGTCGGGAGATGGTGGAAGAGGTCGTAGAACTCCGGATCAATTTTCGTGTGCATGTCAGTATCTCCCAGGGAAGCGAGGGCACCGGCCCTCGAGGTCAAATGTGTTGGGGCGCACGGGACACGGCCGGGCCCGGAGCGCCATCCGAGGCCGGAAATTCTCAGACGACCTCACCCGCACGGTGAGCAGGGCGGGCGGTTTTTTTTCCACCCACAGCGTCGGCTCCACGTCGCTGCACCACAGGACGCGTGGATTCTGCGGCTTGGACACCACCCAGAGGGTGACCACAGCGGAGCCTGCGTCAGACGCTGTCTGACCGGCCCCCAGAGCCACGGCTGCCCCCGCCGCGCCGTCTTTTTTTTCGGGCGTTTTTTCAAGCTCCAGAACAGCGCGGATTTTTTCCACACCGGCTTCGGTCAAGACGATGTCGCGCCCCTCCTTGAGCCAGTGCGTGTTGTAAGTGAGATGCGCCTTTCGCAAGGAGCGGATGTGTTCCTCGCGCAGCCCGAGGGCCTCGGCGAAGTCGCGTTCAAGTTGGGTGTTTTCCATGGGTGCGTTTGTCAGAAATCTCGAAAGGGGTGATGGTTGCTTAGGATGGGGGGGGTCACGAAACGCTCGACCCCCGCCCCCCCTCTGTGGCCTGCCGTTTCCGCCGCCGAGGAGCTGCAGTTGCCTCGCCCTTTGGGGCCGTCTGCGAGTCGCAAGGCGTATCCAAAAGCGTATCAGACGAGGGCTCTACTCTGGACAATGCGCCAAAAGCAGCTGATTCCGAATCAGCGGCCCGCTCTGCGCCGTCCGTCGGCGCAGCCTGGTCAACCGCCGTCTCTGCCCGCTCCGATCCGGCGCCAGCCTCAGCCGCGGCGCTCGCCCTTTGTGCGCGAACTCCGCCAGAGAAACCCATTGAAACGGTCTCGGACTCGATCTCGACGGCATCCGCCTTTTTCTCCTGCAACCAGGCCGCGAACGCTGGGACCTGTGGGGCCTCGTCAACGTGGGCGATGCGCTGCGTTGCCTGTCCGGAGAGGAGGAGCAGCTTCTCCGCTGCAATGCCGAGGGCGACGGGCAGGCTCTCTAGTTTGATCGTCTGGACCTCCTCAAGCAGGCGCTCGGATGCGGCGCCGACAAACCGCGCCAGCGTGGCAATGGTCTGCTCTTTAAGCGTGTCTACAGTCTGGCCCTCTCTGTGACGGACGGCTGCAATAGTGTTGTGCGAGACTCTCAGCGTGCGGGCGATCTGGCGAACGCCGACGCCCTGCCCCAGCAGCTCGACAACGGCTCTGTATATGTCCGGGCGCTGCGAAAAAAGGCGCTCGCCCGTAAACTCTCCCCGAGCCTCTGCACTCGCCAGCGCATCCAAAACCTCCTCCGAAAAAAGAGGGGGCGCGGAAGCAACCTGCTCGGCGCGTCGTGCAATAAGGCTGTCCTCTGGTCGAGACATAAGGGGGCCGGAAATGGGCAAAAAAAAATGAACGGCGGCGGGCGAGCCGCTAAAAAAGGCAGACGCGCCAACGGGCGGCGTATGCGTCGGCCATGGCAGGCCGGGAGCGCAGCGTCTGGAGCTGCGCCAGTGTCAGGCGGTGCGGAGGGGTGGTCAGAATCCGCACGGGTGCTAGTTTGGCAGCGGGTTGTTGCTGCGCCTCCAGGCAACCAGCGCGCTGGCCGGTATGCGGAGCTCTCCGCCGATGCTCTCGGCCCTGAGGTTGCCCCGCTGGATCTCTCGGGAGATCGTGCGCGGGTGGAGTTGGTACACCGCCGCGATCTGCGCGGGCGTATACATCATCTCCAGTCCGTCGATGGCGGGTGCCCGGCTCATAACGGCACCTCCTCACCTGGGAGGGTTGCCATGGGCGAAAAAAATGCCCGTGCCGCTCCGGCCATCGTCGAGAGCCGCTGCCGGGCGTCCATTGCCTCCAGAGACCGCAGAGACACGGCCTCACCGGCTGATTTCCGACTCTGGGCCACCGTCAACGCGTCGGCTCGGTCGAAAAACGACCCCACAAAAAAACCCGTGTCGCCCCCGTAAGAGGCAAAAAGGAGAAACATCATCGCTCGCCCTCCTCGTCCAGCGGCCATCCGTGACGATTGAGGACGGGCAAAAACTCGATCCCCGGCAATTCGTTGGCCCGCACCCATGCGCACCAGGTGTCCAGCGAGGCCAGTTGCTGCGCCTCTGCATGTGAGATGCTGCGTATCGAGACCACACGCCCCTCGGCCAGTGATCGAGCGGCCATGGCCTCCGCGTCGTTCACGAGCATGGCCATGCCCACACACATGGCCCACGGAGCATCCGCAGCCAGCATGGAAAAAACAGCGTATCTCATCGGGCCACCTCCTGCCGGA